TTGTTGAAGAACCATAATTCCACGGTCGGATAAGAAATATATTTGCGGACCGCTGTTGACAATTGATCGACGAGACACACATCCAAACTCGCGTGTAATTTCAAACACTGAGGAACTGTCGATATTCGCAACGTCTGAGATTAAATGAATGGATCGCTCCATAAATATTAACAACTGGTTTTCCAAGTAGGGGTGAAAACCGACCAACTTGTCGGCGCTTCCCTTGTTAATTCGAAAAGTGCTGGTGGTTGCGAATTGGTTGTCGTCGATAATATCCGAAAAAGTAAGTGAATAATTCGAGTCGGATGGAAAGGGTACGACTATTCGATTACGAAAACTAAGTCCAAACTCAACCCTCGGCATGGCGGTTCCGGCTGATGGATTGCTTGCGGTTTCCGTTTTCAGTAAAAAGTCTTCTGATTGATTGCCCGACCATTCAAGTATCTGTTTTCCCGTACCGCGAAACAAAATCAACTTCGTGAACGACTGCAGAAGGGATGGGTTGTCCGCTTCTGCCACTACTTCTCCGACAGGATAATCAATGTCCACTCCGCTTGCCGTTGCCTCATTGTAAAGTATTAGCTTTGATTTTGTAGCAAATGCAAGATACTCGGTCCCGGTACTTGGGTCTTTGTAGGAAGTTGAAGCAAAGATTCGATCCCCGCTCGACCCAGTGGCATAAGTCAGGGTCACCGATCCCGCTTTGAATAATAATCCATCCCGCAAAGTTGCGGTATCCCCGTCGAAGACCAGGTTTTCGGAATTACTAACGAAGCCTTCCTTGAGAGTAGTTGGTTCAACAAACGAGTTTATCCCAAGGAATTGCCCATCCCCGTCCTCTAAAATCTGATCGTCCAATCTGCCGTAGCTTCGATACTTCATTTTTCATCCTTGATCGCTTGGTAGATTTTTATTCCGAGAAAAATAATCGTGAACAGTCCTGCGATTATTCCGATGTATTCATGCAGTTTGCCTGACATGGTGGCAAGCGTGCCGCCAATTCCGTAAATGGCAGTGCGGTCCATCATAAGACTACGTCCAGTAAAATAATGACTACGATGAGTCCTACGAAAATGGTGATCATTTTACCTCGTTTTGTTAGTGAATTGAATTTTTCTTTGAGTAGTTTAAGATTTTTCATTTTCTTGGCGGCGGTTTTACGAATGGATAACGGGTTTGGGCTTTCTTGGCTTCGTTGCGCGAGCAGGATTGAGCGGTCTTCTTTGCGATAAATATTGGAATTACTAGATAAGCTCCCAATCCAACGGCGGCTAAAATTAGCCAATTTTTTATAGTGGAAGTGAACTTATCGAATCCCGATGCATGTTCCCTCATCTTGGCATGAACAATTCCTTGCACATCGGCATGAGTAATTGCTTCTACAAGTTCTTCATTTTCATCAGTAAGCTCATAGATTTTTCCACCAGCATACCCAGCCCCTGCTCCCAATGCGGCTCCGCCTGGACCAGCTATCGAACCTACCGCCGCTCCTGAAATAGTCGCGGCGGGAGTTGCCAAGTTTCGCAACGAACAGGACGTAGCCAAGATGCAGAATAATAAAACAAGATAAATCATTCGCTGGGGATTGATGCAGGGTCTATCCATGTTGAATCAAAATCCACCAATTCCGAAGAGTCGAATTGTCCGTCGCATTTCCATTTCCCGCTGGTTTCGACAGGAAAAATGAACTTTCCATAATCCGAATGTTCTGAGTTTTCGACGGTTGAGGACAGAGCGTAGCCAGTGGTTCCCGCGTCATCGGGAATATTCAAAAAGGTTTTCATCTCTGATTCCTTAGAATTAAACTCGTCAGAATTATTAAGCAGTAAGTATTTCATGCTACGTATGGGGGCGATCCTTCACCCGATAAATCTTTGTAGGTTGGTTGATACGATGCAGTGCTTTGGCTCAAATGGTAGCCGTTTCCGCTTGAATCATTAGTGGTTGCGATGGAACCACCGTCAGACGGCGAAGTGTCCGCATCTCCCCCTCGGTAGTAAGCGACCAAGTTCGAACTGGCAACGGTAGTCAAATCCACTGGCGCAGACGTGATGGAAGAAATTTCGGAGGAACTTAGTGAGGCGTTCCATAGTGCCACTTCGTCATAAAGACCTGAAAAATTTGCAATGTTTTGTCTCAACTCTGCGCCTATTCTAAAGTCGGATGTACATTCCAGTGGCTGTGTCCCATGAGTTGATGAACCAATAGCACTACTGTGCATAACATCTTCCCGTGTGCCGTCTAGATAAAGCTGCCAACCCTGTCCATTACCAGTTGTGTTACCATCCGTGTCGGAGTGACCACTTGAGACAAAATTGAGCAAAATGTGATGCCAAGTATTAGCTGAAAATACATCATTATCAGTAAGTATTTTCGCCGTACCGTCCGACCATTTCAGTCTCCCGCTACTTGCGCATCCGAGGGTTCCATACTCCTTTGATGTGCCGTACCCAAGACCACCAATTATAGCGGCATTTGCAGAAGTGTACCCTAATTTGAACCAAGCTGATATTGCCTTGATGCCCGAAACACTACTCATATCACGACCAAGGTATCGCCATGAAAAACCCGATATGTCGCCGCTGTAACAATAGGCATTAGAATATGATCCACCACCTCCTCCTCCACCGCTTGGCGTGGAGATTCCCGCAAAGCTGGGTAATATTATGCTCATCTTAGCTTGCGGTGTCGCCTGCGAGAACGTATACGTCGGCCACACAACTGATCAAACTTACGACCGCATATTGACCAGCCGTTTTTGTGTGTGATTGGCGGTTGTATAAAGTGGAGCTACTGGTCGAAAAAGTTATTTGTCCACCCCCGTATTGAATCACAGTACAGGTGAAACCAAGTCCCAAATTGTTTGGAAGCGTTACCGTGATTGCAGAGCCGTTGGTAAACTTTACAATCTTTCCAAGGTCACTGGCAAGAAGCGTGTAGGATGTGCCTGTTTGCTCATTTACGCTTGCGTCGAAGTTACTCAGAGCATTTCCGCCCAAGTCAACTCCGCCGGCTGCTCCAACCGCAATTACATTGCTGTTGGCCGTACCCACAGTTTTCGTGGCGGCATCGCCAAGTCCGAGGTTGGTACGGGAGGTTCCGGCGTTTGCCACGTCGCTTAAATTATTGGATGCGACCAGGTCGCCCTGTGGGGCCGCCGCCACTAGATTTGTGACAGTAATCTTTTTTGTTTCTGCGGAGCCGCTCGGTGCGTCCACAATCGCCAAAATGTCGGCTCCGGCAGGAGTGGCTGAAAGCTCAGTAAGTTCGGTTATCTTTTTGTTCGTACTCATTTATTGTCAGGTTTGAATTTGTTCGGAGGCTTCCGTCAGAAATATTTCATTTGCTTCGGTTGCCAAAAGTGGTGCTATGTTGATTGCAAGAAATTCACCCGCTTCGGTGATTAGTAATTGATTCGCTTCGGTGAGAATGACGTTGGTGGGCGTGACCGCGCCCGAACGTCTTGCGTTCTTTCCAATTCCAAGCGTTAGATCGAGTGAGATCATTATTACATCTTATACGCAATTACTGCGCCGGAGGTGAGTTGGATGCCTGTGATTCTGCCGTATATCGTCGTATTTGCGGTAAGGGTGGTTGCATCCTGCCCCGTGCAGAGATCGGCTATGTTGTCGATGTTGCTAGTTAAGCTGGCAAGCACGGTGTCTTCGGTTGCCACGATTGCAAAAAAATCGCCCGTTACTGATCCTGTTCCGTTTATGTATTGCCCGCCGTTAAGACCGAGTCCTCTGTATTCGTTTGCCATGATATTTATTTTCCTATGGGTGAAGTGGTTTGATAAGTAATGTATTGTATGGGTGAAGTCTGACCTTGTTGACGTTCCAATAAATCCAACGCCGCAAGAATGACTGCTTCGGCTTCGTTTTTTACAGCCGCCGATTTTTCCAGTTGACCGTTTGCGGTTAGCATGTCGGCAAACGCCCCTAATATTGCGTATTCCGATAAAAAGTATGGATAATTTTCACCCGCTGAATAACCGGGATAAGGAATTCTGAAAAGCACGTAAACGGGAGCCGTGCTTGCTCGGTCAACCAGTATTGCCTGACCGAAGTCTGAGGTTGACGCGGATGAATGTTCAACTCGATAAGCAAGCTCGTTGGCAAATCCCATTTCATAGGGATCGTTTTCAGTAATGCGTAATACTTCGGCTATTGTGTTACCGAATTCAAGTACGCTTATAATTGTGGCAGTTGCGGTTGCACCGCTTCCCGAACCGCCAGTGATTGAGACAGTAGGCGCGGAAGTATAGCCCGTGCCTGGATTCGTAACGGCGGCTCCATTTACTCGATTGTCCGAGTCCGTTGTAAGCGTGGCGGCGGCGCTTGATCCGCCCCCACCCGAAAATGAAGCCGTTGGTGTTCCAGTATATCCGCTCCCGCCATTTGTAATGTTTACGTTTCTAACTTGAACGTCGGGAATCTTTTGCTCGAAACGAACCGCTTCGGGCCACTTTGCGCGTTCCCATCCCAACCGACCAAAACGGTTGAAACTGCGAATCGCGGCATTTGTTTCTGAAGTCAATAATGTATCAATACCCGCCATTGAAGCGAGATTTGTAACCATGTCATTGACCGCAACTGTTCTCATTTGAATGAAGGCTTGGAAAATGTTTTTCCACTAAAGGATTTATTATTGAATGATTTTGCGCGAAAGCTCGGATTGTCACGGAAGAACTCATCGGTGAACGACTTATCCCCCCAGCATCCGCGATGAGATTGATGCCAACGGAAATATTCACGAGCCGGAATTGTGCCTTTCAGTTGTCCTATACCGTCAGCTTTCGCCACCCCCATCTCATTGTTTTCTTTTCGAACCATTGCCTCACGCATGGCGGCTTCGTGCTGTTCCATGTCCACTTCGTAGCGCAAATAACGATCCAAGTTCTTCATGAACTTCGAACCGTTTCCCTTTCCTTGATCCTTCCACTTAGGTAAGAATATTTCCGCCATAATAAAATGTAAGGTTTCGGGTTGCCCCCCCGAAGGGGGGCTAGACCCAAAACAATTTAAGCTTTATGCAAACCGTCCAAGATCAAAGGTGCGAAGACCAATGACAACTTTCCCTGCTGTCAAATCTCCGGTCGTTCCTCCGAACTTGTAATATACCAATGCATCGCTTTGTGTAAGTCCTACGGGTAACGATCCACCAGCGATGGTCGTATTTCCTGCGGACTGCACGAATGATTCACCTGTGTTTGCAACTGGAGCAGACATTGCGTCCACATCAAGTGCATCGATGAACTCGTCGGGATCACTAAGAGTGGTTCCAACGTTAAGCGTAATATCGGTTGCTCCAGTAAGAGCTTCAGCTTCGAAAACCATTGCCACATCCACTCCGCCACCAGCGGGTATTGTTGCAAATGCAGTAGCAGTTGTTCCTGCGGATTTGATGTCTTCGAAGTCGAGCGTGATAATGTCGGTGAAATCACCAACAAGTTCGTTATTAGTTAACTGTCCCATTTTGTAAGTCTCCTTATTGTTAAGAATTAGTTAAAGAAGCCGTGTGCTTTAGGACTATGGACTGCAAGTCCAGCGATTACATCACAAAAACCTCTGCGGCCTCCTCCTTGATTCTCAAGCTCTGAGTTGGACTCGGCTTTAAGAGTGTGAATAGCAACATACTCAGGATCAATGAGAAGTCCTGCGTCCTTGTCTATCGTAGCCGAGCCACTGGTGCGCAAAAGCAGGGTCGATG